GGGCTAAATTTATTATAATGATTAGCCCCCTGTCTTGTCAAATCTTTTCTACAAGATTTTTTGTTAATATTGTTGTGGATAACCTCCGCCATTATTTTGGTTTCCGTTGTTCTGATTTTGGTTGCCAGCTCCTTTAGTGTTCCACGATATTGATTGAAGTTCCTGCAAAACGCATTCAAATTTGGCTTTGCCCGGTCGGAATAATTTGCATTCAGAATTACATAAAACTTTGTTTTTCCCAGTACTCATGAAAGGGCATATTTTTTTATCATCAGACATATTTTTCTAAATTTTAAATTTATTAAATTAAATGGTTTATGATTTTGTGCCCACGAATATCTTTTGTAATATTTATTTTTTTTCATCTTGTTTTTTTTTATTTTTTAATAAAACCCAATCGCCCTTGAGTTCGTGCCAGCAATACATTTTATTGTCATCACCTAGCCCATAGCTCCAATAGTAGCCATTGTTCCCCGGTTGTGGCACGACATGAAATTGAATTATTTGCATAAGATTTTTTTATTTTCTAGTTAGAGTTAATTCAACTTCATCTTCATAGATTTGAGCATTTGAAATTTTATAATCGATACCAGAACGGCAATCATTTTTTTTTCTGCTTATTCTCAAAGTATTAATTTTTAAATAATAACTTAAAATTTTCGATAAGCCTTTTTTATTTGGAAAGCTGGAGCGTTGTTTTCTGCCTATATTTAAATGTAGTTTTTCGGGATATTTCATTTTAGTTGTGGCTTAATAAAACCATTAGAACATGAGATTTTTCTGACAATTTAGTACAGATAAATCTTTCAAATGCAATAACTTTTTTTATTGTGCAGTTACATTTTTTAGAAATTTGTTTTTGTGTTTTCCTTGCGGGGCTGTTGTCCGTTTGCAAAACACGATTTAAAATAATAATAAGAATTAATCGTTTATCCTCATCATCATCAAATTTTTCACGAATGTCCTTTTTTAATTTTTCAGCCATTTTCAATGATTTAGTCATAACTTAAATTTTAATTGTTTAGATTTTTTAATGGGAAAATTGGGGTGTCTGATTAGTTCAGGCACAACAATTTTTTTAATTAAATTTCTCGACCTTTGTAATTTGCTATTTTTTAATTTTAACAAATATCTTTTATAATACATTTTCCATTGCATCCGTTTGAAGTTTTTTAGTCTTTATTTTTGAATGTATCATTTTTTTGAATTAGTGGGGCGGATTATTTCCACCCCAATTATATATTTATTATTAATGTTAAATTAAATTTTTATAACCTGTTTTATGTAAAAAAGATTGATGTACTTTTTACGTTTTTCCTCTTCTCCTTTTTTATTTTTGAATGTGATCATAATATATGATTTTATCGCTTTCTGTCCTGCTTTGACATGATAGCCATTTTTATTCCATTGAAAAAGTGTTCGGCAATTTCTAGCAGGATTATATTTTTTAGCTTCGTCTTTTCCAAATCTTGCAATGATTTGGGCTTCTACAAGTTCGGCAGTTTTTATGCTTCCCGAGTAGTTTGTTTTTTCGAGTTTTTTCATATGTTGGTTTTTTTATGTGAGAGTTATCCCCCTCATCTATTATTATTATATCATATCGGTTACCGATGTCAAGCGTTTCAACTGTGGATAAGTAACCGCAACAGTTACCGAAGTATCAGACACTTCTATAATAAAAGATAACTGATAAAAATACAAAATCAATCGATTAAAAGTAACTGATAAAAATAAAAAAATAGGCTGAACCAACAAACCTATTTTAATATTTTCTTAGCTTTCTCTTTATTGTTTTTCTGATGTACTAGACTTTTTTTGGTAGGTATTTAACCCACTATAAAGACCAACAACAACGAGAACAATTTTTATAAATTCAACAGAATTAATCTTATTGAATAATATCAATAAAAAAGTAAAAAATAATAGTACTGATGAAAGTAGAAATTTTCTACCTCCTAAGTCTTTAATTTTCATAATGTGATTTTGAAAGTCTAAAAAATTTTTTCCCTAACGGGAAACCTCTCTCAACTTTTCTTAATTCTAATTATTTAAATTGAATATAAAGTGATAGTTATATTCCCTTATTTTTTAGAACAGGTATTTTTAAAACTTGCCCCGGATAAATCAAATGAGGATTTTTTAATTGGTCTTCATTCACTAAATAAATTTCCATAAAGTGTCCGCCATTACCATAAAATTTTTCCGCTATTTTCCACAAACTATCACCCTCGACGACAACATGATTCCCGTGAAAAACTTTTAAACTATCATCGTCTTTATTAAATAAATTTAATTCGTCGGGGTCAATATGTTTTAAAAGTGGCAAAGGATCCACAAAATGACCAGAAACAGAAATGCCAAAATGTAGATGATAGCCATTTACACCACGCCAGAAACCACTTCGTCCACTATACCCGACTGATTGCCCAGCCTTAAGTTTCCAACCCTCTTTTACTGTAATTTCATTTAGATGAGCTAGTAGGAAAATATAGATAGCACCGTTTTTATGGCGAGTCTCAATATAAACAGCTTTCCCATATCCACTGGTACATTCAGGTGTTATTCTTTTTACAATGCCGTCAACTGGAGAAATGAGGCGTGTGAGCTTTGGCAGTCCAAAGTCAACTCCTTTGTGAGTAGCAATTTTTCCTTGATATAGATATTTTACTCCAAATTTTTGAGTAATTGGGTATTTATCAGGTGTTTGAAAAGGTAAAATAATTTTCATAAATTTAATTAGACTTTATTATTTATTGTTTTTTTTATCCAAGTAATATCAGTTTTTAAAATTTCTAAAATAGTGTAAATTTTATTGACAGGACAAACAGTTTGAGTATTTTCAATTTTATTTATTCTTTTGATTAAGTTATTATAAATATAAATAATAAGACTTATGCAAGAACCTGCAAAAAAACCGACAATGCAAATAAATTGTGAAATAGATATACTAATCATTTGCTAACAGCTAACGGAGTTATAACTAAATTGCCGTGTTCGACAGTAATGACTGGACCATTTGTATCGCTTGTAATCATAATTTGAAAAGTATCACCAGTAGATAAAGTAAAAAAACCAGAACCAGAGAGATGACCAACATCGCCACCAGTGGCTATTTTACGGCACAATTTAAGAGTAGCATTAGCAGTACCATTAATAGCAGGGGCAAATCTAATTATAACATTATTAGTATCAGAAATAATACAAGCGGAAAAAGTAACTAGAACATCAATATCAAGTTCGCCATTATAAGTAACGACACCGCCGACTTGAGTGAAATCGTCTTCGCTAACAGTTGAAAAAGTTCCTGCAATAGCATAAAAAGTTTCAGCGGTAGTAATGGTAGTAGTAGCACTAGAAGAGATATAATAATAAGCACTAGCAATAGATTTATAAATACGAACGCCTTTGATCGCCTCCGTAAGTTTATTTATAGCATTTACAATAGCATTTAACATAATTTTATTTAGAGGCTAATAAGCCAATAGGTTTATATAAATAAGTTACTTCAAAATCTTCAATTCCATAAGAACCAGCAGAATTAACAATCAAAGCAAATTCGATAAAATCAACAGTCTCTAAATTTCGAATATCATGAATTTTACCAGTACTACCAGTTACACCACCAACACCAAGATTTGTTGAATAATCAGTAGTAAGATAATCAATATTTGCACCGATAGAATAATAATTTGAAGCATTCTCGACTACAGGCTTATGAGTTACAATAATATAACAAGGTACATGTTTAAAATTCAATCGAGGGAATCTGAAATTTGCGGTTTTAGTTGAAATTGTTGAAGTAGTATCATCATAGATATGGCTTTTACCGTCAGAGCCAACAGATAAAAAATGAATTTCACCAAAAAAATTAACCATTTCAATTAGAGTTTCTTTGCTATCAATAACTTTCAATAAAAAAATACCACCGTTTTCATTCATTTTGTAGAGGTATCTAAAGCTAGTTGAAGCCTTTGCAGTAAAATAAATATTAAATCTATCAGTACCAATTATTTTAACATCAGTATACTCATTTAAATTTTCATTAGAAAATAATATTGTTTCAGATTTATCATATCTATAAATTAAAACTCTATCTTTATAAATATTAGCAATATAGATATTTTCATTTAATTTAATCATTGTTGCTGTATATTCATAATCTTCAAAAGTTTTTAAAAATTCAAGATCATTAGAAGTATATTTACAAAAATAATTTGCGTTTAAATTACCATTTCTAATTATAAAATAAATATATCCGTCTAATTCAGAAATATCAACAACTTGATTATCTAAAGTTGCACCGTCATAAAAAGTTTCCCAATCCACCGCATTATTAGAGCGAACAACAAGTCCTGTGTCATCAACAACATAAAAATAACCGTCAGTACCGATTAATGTTTTAACAGGCACAGAATAAGCCCAATCAGCGTGACTAAAAGTACTAGAATTATCAATACTATAAGATATTCTTTTTGTACCAGAAAGAAGACTAAATGCAATTAAAAAATTTTTATAAGCAGTAAGCATATAGCAACTAGTGGTATTTGCAGGGAATGTGTAACCGAGGGTATAAGCATCATCACCTTGATCCTTATAATAAATTAAAGGAACATCACCAGAAACATTACGAGCATTAAAAAGTTGAACATTACCGACAACACCTTGAACAGCTAAAGATTTTTTATCATAATTTACAGGACTATCATAAGTGATAAGAGTATAATCAGGAGATAAATTTAATTTATGTGAAAAATCATCAATAACCATATTGACGGAAAGTTTAAATTTTGAAAGATCTTTCAAATCAATATATTCTTGATTAGATTTTCCAGTCATCAAATCAAAATTAATCCGTTGGTATCTTTTTGAGGTACTTCTAAATTTTTTATTCATATTATTATTAGCTATTTATTTGTATAGCGTTTAACATTTCAAAATAATGTTTCTTAAAATCATCTCTAATTTTTCTTAATTCTTCGGGTTTTACATCAGGCAATTCATCTTTATTTAGAACCATTTTTGTAATAAGTAAATTATAATATCTATATTGTGCACCAAGGTAAACGAGTTCTAATAATTTATAAGGGACATCTGTAACGGTAGCGGTAGCTGGTTCTTTAAAACCTTTTTCATACAAAATGCGGGTAGTTTTAACAGAAGTAAAAATATTAGTAAATTGAATTGAACCATTGTATTCATACCACCTTTGAGTGCTTTGAAGACGGACAGTTTCAAGATCTTTAATATCATTTAATTTTCTTATCTCTTCGCCTTCAATAAAAACAGCCAAAACTTCCATACTATTAGTCGGAATATTTAAGGTTTCTTCATCGACAACAGTACTTTGACTTTCATCAAATGAGGGAATACCAAAAAAAGATGACAAAAAATTGATTGAGTCAAAAATTGGTTGCTCAACGACGGCGGCGGAATCATCGAGATAAGCCCTTACTATTGCTGTAATTTGTGCTAGATTTTTCATAAATTTGAGTTTAAGGTTTTTATGGAAAAACCTTAAAAACCATATTTATTAAAAAAATTTGTGTGAAAAATCGCCGTGGATACGACAATTATAAGTGCCTGATTTTCTCTGTAAAATGCGTTTACAAACTGGGCATAAAAATTGATAAGGAGGTTTTTTTAACCTTTCAAGTTTAATTACTTTTGAAATTTTAACTTGATAATCATCAATAAAAATATTTATTTCTGCCATTTTACAATCTCCTTTTTGGGGTATGTTGCATTGATTAAAAGATTAAGCATAATGTCATTATCTTCTAATAATTCCCGAATTGGAATAATGAGATCCATGAGTTTGTCATGAGGTATTTCAATATTCGCTTCGAGAAAATGAATTTGGAGCTGTTCGTAAATAGTAAAGTCTGAAATCATTTTTTTTCCTTTTTTGGTTTTTCTATAGCATTGAATTGAATAATTTCGGGGTCATTTTTTAAAAATTTAATTTCTTCATTATTAGAAGTTAAATAGTTTTGACGATTTTCAATTTTAATAACTTTATTATTGAAATTTCCAGTGTAACTGCCAGGGCGAGGTTCTTTTCTAATAAAGCAAATTTTTTTTGCCTCAACCTCTTCTTTATAATTTGAATCATCTTTTTGGGTGTCTTTTGTAATAGCCATAATTTTTATAATTAATAATTAAATTAGTGGTAACATTCCAAATTTTGCATAAATATGTTTATTTATTTTAGTCAAATTTTCCATACCTAGTGCCTTATTATAAATTCTAAATAAAGCGATTGAGCCAGAATAAGGGGAATTAAAATCTAAGGGATCTATAGAAAAGATTAAATCATAATCTGCACTAAAAAGTATGTTAGTGTTATCACTAGAATCAGTTTTAACAAGTAAACCGTTTGAATAAGCACGACAACTAACAGAATCAAGTTCCCAAGCTAACAAATAATATCCGCTATCGCCGATTGCATGATAACTGCTAATATCAACATTATCCTCTTCCAAAGTATCACCCCAAGTTTTAAAACGAACACGCTCAGAGCTATCAAGATAAAATTCAAAAGTAGAACGACTTATCTCGTCTCCAACATCAACAAGAGAATTTTTGATAAATACTTGCTCGGAATCAAGCATATTAGTGAGTGGTTTTTTGACAAGCATGATAATAGTAAATTCATCCAAAAGAAAATCAGCACTATGTGCGATTGTAGCGAAATCATCAGCACCGTCAAAACTAATTACTTGTTTGTTTCCAACAGAGCTATCTTTTTCAAGAGTACAACCGTCAATAACCATATCATTACCGTTTCCACTTCTATCAAGCATAGTCAATCCAGTGTCATAATGTGGAAAAATATCACAAAATAAACCGTCCCGATAATCAGGTGTTATAATTTTATAAGGTGGAGTTCTCAACATATTTTTAAAATTATTTTACAAAGGTTTGTCGCCTTAAATCATAAGTTTAAAGCGACAAGGTCTTTGTAAATCAATCCCCACGACTGATGTTATCTAAAAAAGAACAATTTAAGTAATTCCATACATTCTAGTACCTCCACCATTTGATACTCTCATTGTGTATTCACCCAAAATTTGAATAGCAAGTTGCTTTCCGTTAGTTTTGTCATAAACGGGATAAGTAGCAAAAGCACCACCTTGCCCTTTGACACCACCGTCCAAAGGTCCATAACCAACTCTATTATAATCTAAGATTAAAGCCTCATCTGATCGCATGTGTTTATCAACATGCAATTCGATTTCATAACCCAAAACAACTATAGTATTTATTTCAGTACCACCTTTTTTATCACTAACTTTAGTTCTAACAGCACCTTGATATAATTGCTCTATATCTCCAATAGATTCTGGAGAACCATGAATAGCAGACGGATATAATCCGCCGTCAATATGAGCGGTAACAGCAGTATAGATTTTGGCAACAGATAAAGCACCACCAACATTTGAAGTAATCGTGATAAATTCACGAAGTCCGCCCATTGTACCAATAAAATTAGTAGTGTCCAAATCAACAACACCTTCGAGCATAGTATAATTCAAACTTTTTAATAATTCCTTTAACTTTTTAACTACTTGATAATCCAATTCATCACCATTTGCCATTTTAGATCTTCGAAGTGTACCAGAAATTTGTGCAACATCTTCAAAAATTTGAGTATAATTTAAGCCAGCAGTTTGAGCGGTAAAATTAGCGGCGATAGGGTCGCCATTTTCGATTTGAGCATTACCAATGATTTTACAAACATGAGAACTATCGTGAGCCAAAACAGCAGCAGTTGAAGAACCGTGTCCACGGGCATAAACATCTATAGATAAAGCGGCCAAAGCTGAAACAATCATAATCTCATCTGCATCAGTCAATAAAACATCGCCAATCCGCAATTTTAATCGGTCAGGTGCAGTAATTGGTAAAGCAGTTTTATCAGAGGTAGTGTCCCAATCGGCAGCGTCCCCGCTGGCGGTAACTGTTATATATTCAGACCTTGCGGCATCGTCAAGCCATTCGTGCTTTTGAGCAGTAACCTTTTTATTAAAAGCCTTTTCAATAGAGGGTAAAAAATTAATAAATGATAAATATTTCATATCATCATCTTTTAGTGCCAAAATGTCAATGACACTACTTAAATCTTCTCGCTCTCGTCTATTAGTTGTAATTAAATCCATATTATTATTATACAGGTAAATTTTCTTTCTGCCGATTAAGTTTGAGTATATCGACAGCTGAACTTTCACCGTTTTTAGTTTTATCTTCTTTAACTTTATCGATTGCCTCGTCAAAATCTGCCTCGGTTGAAAAACTAGGTGGTGCAAAATGTTGACTATCGCCATACATTTTTTTATTGACTTCTCGTTGTTTATCAACAATTTTTTCAATCTCATCATTACTTTTTCCGATTAAAAATTCGGGAAGTATATCAGGATAAGTTTTTTGCAAAACTTCCGATTGATGAGCTGTATTCATCACCTCAATATTTTTAGTTAAGTCTTCAACAGTCTTGCTTAAATTTTCGATTTTTTTTTCAGAGTCCGACTTTTTGTCGTCATTTGTTTTTTTAATTTTTTCAAAATCCTCTTCAATTTTTTTTAAATCTAAATCTTTTTGACTAAGCGTTTTTTGAAGTTTTTTAAAGTCTTCATCTTTTTTGAACTTACCGCTTGATTTTTCAAAAAGTTTACTAAAATCTTCAGGACTTATTGAATCAGGCAGAGTTTTTTCGTCAAGGTTTAAAAAGGTTCTAAACATTAACAGTAATTTTTTATCCATTTTTTTTGATTATTATTATTATTTAATTAATTATTATTTTGCGGTTCTACTTTTGGCGGAATTTTTACGGGTATATTTTCTTCAAACAATTTTTTTTCCTCAAGAATTAAAGCAAGTTTTTCTTCGGCATTTTCAACGCCTCTTAATTCGTCAATAGCATCTCTGTGCGAGATTAAGTCATTTTCGGTCATTTTAACATATTGATCAACACGCTCATCATTATCTTGAACCAAAAAAGGTTGATAGATTGGGTCAGTATTGTAAACACTTTCTTTATATTTATAACTGAGGATAGCATGATTTAATTCTCTAAAAGCCTTATCCCACTTTAACCTTAAAAATCCGATTAAATCCATCATATCAGAATATTGATAAGTTAAAGATTTACCACTAACATTTGATTTTATACTTCCTGCACTGTGAACAATACCAGTTTTATTAATTATTCTTTTTTCAATAACATCAAGCCAACCGACAATTTCCCGACCCTCTTTTAATTCAAGATATTTCATATCATCATCAACGCCAAGTCTAGTCTGTTTTTTTCGTCCTCTTTTAATACTTTTACTTTCCGCCATAGCAGATTTTATCAACAAATGCGGGTCAGTATTTTCCTCAATTCGTTTATCATAATTTGATGAATTTCTATTATAAGCACGATCTAATTCAGAAAGTAATTTAGTTTTTGGGATACCCTCATGACTATGAGGTTTTGGACTATTAGGTATCCAAGAGAACGGAATAAAATTATATTTATTAGTTTCAGTATGAATTTTTTCAGCATTTTCATCTATAATAATTATTTGGTGTAAATCATAATAAGTAATTCTATATTTAGATTTTCCTATATATTCTTTATAAGCAAATTGTACCAGTTGCCCTTTATCCCAACCAAGATAGCATTTTGTGGGGTCTAATGAAAAAATATTTGCCCTTTTTGTGATTGGGTCAACGGGATAATATAAACAGCCAGCACCACCAACAAAAAAATTCAAAGATTGTTCATTTAGAATATCAGGAATATGATTTGTTTGATAAATTTCTAAAATTTCATCTTCAAATTTTCTATTTAAAGCCTTGTTAGTTTCTTTAACTTTTACGCCGATTTCAAGTACACCAGTATGAGGATTTCTAGGAAAAAGACGGGCAATATATCTCGACACATATTCTTCGGTAAAATTAAAAGTCAAACATTTTTCATTTTCAGAATCTTTTATATTTAATTCACTGGAAGTCCATTGTTTACTTTCTAAAACAAAATCCATTAGAGCAGAAAATTCCGCGGACCTTTTTCTAGTTTGGTCACTAGCAAATTTAAGAAAATTATTAACAAATTCCCTTGAATTGCCAGAAAAATCAAGACTATTAGTTTTGTTTAATTCATTGCTTTTATTAAAAAGATAATTCAAAATTGACATAATAGAGAAATAAAAAAATTATATTTAAATTATAGCAAAATTTAATTTAACCGTCAACAGTTCCATAAGTATTAGTTATAACAGGAATTTTAGAGCAAGCAACAGCTAAAGCCATTAAATTATCAGTCTCAAGATTTCCGTCGGCTCGTTGGTAAGTGGTCATTTCGTCGGCAAGTTCGGGAATATAAGGAGATTGAATTAATCCACCGTCAATAACAGCCTGAAGATGATCAAGCAAAAAATCTTTATTTCCACCACGGAAATCGACGGGGTGGACTACATCCATACACATTTCCCACAAAGTATCACCGACACCAGTACTATCCATAAAAGATTGAGAACCACTTTCAAGTTGGGCGGTCCTAATTTCTTTTTCCATAGACGACGGAGCTTTGATTTCATTTTCTTTATTAAAATTTTCACGTCCTTTTTCAGTCCAAGGTAATTGAAAAGCCCAACGCTTAACTATTTTATAAGGTTTTTTTCCTTTTAGAATACGGAAGCCAACAGTTTGGTCAGATAAACTTCCACGACGACCACGTGCTAAATCCCAACCCTCAATATAATCATAACCATTTTCAACAATATCAGTTAAATCAAGTTTATTATTGAAAAGTTTATCAACTCTTGAGGCAAACATCATTTCAGCAGTATCAATAAATTTTCCTTTGACAATTTGGTCTATTTTATTTTTACTCCAAGTTGAACAAAGATAATCAAAAAGTTTATGATCAATATGTGGATTTTCATAGGAAGTACCGCCACGAATAAATCCGCCTTTCCTTTCAATATCATTTTTAATTCGATAATAAGAATTAAAACCTTTTGGCGTGGCATAAAAATCAAGTTGGCTATCTTTCCATTTTCTAGTCCTAGGAAGCAAAATTTTTTCGCGAATAAATTCAAGGTGTCTTTCGAGAGCAATTTCGTCAGCGGAAATATAACCGTATTCTTTACCCTCAATACTTTCACCTTTTCTTTTAGTGGTTTTAAATTCGGTACAAGCACCATTTTTGAAACGGATTTGAGGGTAAGGATGATGAACAACATCTTTTTTAATATCACAAAACCAAGTACCAAGTAAGGGACTATGAGAAATTAAAGCAATCATTCGTTCGAGTACAAGCTCTGATAATTCTTGAGTAATAGCAACATTTAAAGTTTTATATTTTTCACAATCAAGATAATGATACAATAAAAATCTCAAATGCTTTTTAGCAATAACATCAGTTTTGCCCCAACCATTGCCCGGATGCAATAAATTTTCTTTTTTAGTAGAATTTTTAAGCCAATCTAATTGTCCCGGATGACTTTTATAATCAAGAACCAAATCATCAAAAGCAGACCAATCATTGTCAGTTTCAATAAGTTTCAAAGAGAAAGCTATAATATTTAATATTTTTTTATTCATTTTTTTAAAAGTAAAAAAATTATTTCTTCGATAGATTTTTGAGTTTTTTTTAAAGATGAAAAGTGAAAAAAGCGTTTGAGTTTTTTTTTAAAAATGAAAAGTAAAAAAGCGTTTGAGTTTTCTCCGAAATCTTAATATATATAACACCCCCACTCTTTTGTTTTTGCTTTTTAAACATTAAACATTCAATATTTAAACATTTAAACATTCAAGTTTCAACATTTAAACATTTAAACATTCAAGTTTCAACATTTAAACATTTAAACATTCAAGTTTCAACATTTAAACATTAAAACATTCAAGTTTCAACATTTAAACATTAAAACATTCAAGTTTCAACATTTAAACATTAAAACATTCAAGTTTCAACATTAAAGATTAAATAAGATGAAGATATAACAAACAAAGTTAAATAACATCATTAAATACAATATTGATATTGTACTTAATACTATTAAATAAGATAATAATACAACAAGATTAACAAAATTTAATAAACAAGACATAAATAATACTAATTAATATACTATATATAGCCATACAAACAAGTAATATGTAACAATATATAGTAATACCACACCGCCCGACATTCAATTCACCTAATAGTCAAGACTAAACCGCCCAACATTCAATCTTCCTAAGCACTAATATAGCTTAATATTGCCACAAAAGCTATGAATATATAACAATATAAAGCGATACCACTCCGCCAAATTACTGATTGACCTAATAACTAAGATTAATCCGAATAGAACTTCAAATGGATTAACTCCAAAAAGGATGTCTAATTTGATACTCTTTTTACAACTCCCTCTTCACTTGAAAGTGAACCCGTTGTAAAAAGAGTATCAAATTAGACTTTATCACTGCGGGATTAGCTCTAATGCTTCCTATTCTGCAATGGTTAGGCATCATCGCATAATGTATATTAAGCGAAGTAGCCTCAAACTTTAACTTTATTTAAAACTATATCGCGGGGCATTTAACTATAAGATATTACATATCATTTACTAAAAAATAAAGCAGTACTAACTTCGCTTAATATGCATTATGCGAAGAAGCCCACTTTTAACTGCCTGCGTGTACTCTGTTCTTTTACTGTTTATCTAGTTGGCTTCTGCTAGCTCGTTTTCTTTTGCAAATTTCCTGCTTAGCCAATTCCATATGTGAGAAATTTAAACTTAAATTTAACAAGAAAACTTTTTTTATTCCTGCCTCGTGTCATTTGTAGCTACCGCCCCCCGGTCTTTCCGCCCTGCGGGCGATATTACTTGCTCGTCCCTACTTCCTGCCGGGGCGAACTCATCATTCATTCCAGCTAGTATTTATTGCAATTTTTTATTTTCAATTAGTCCAAGTCTTTTAATTAAAGGTTATTTACACAACTGCTAAAACTTTTGTGCTTTTAAAAACTATCCCTTTTGTTGCACACAAATTAAGTTTTAAATAAAACTGCCTGCTCATTCATTTGTAATCCGTATTTATCAGTCGCTTTTTGGAATACAGCTAGAACATCTTTATTGTCTAAATTGTCGCCCTGTAATATTTGATAACGGATTTTAGCTAATTTTTCTAAATCAGAAATATCAATTTTATAGCTATTAGTATTCATGGCATTTAAAATTTTATCATAAGCTAGATCAAGTAATTGAACAGTTTTTTGTAGATGAACTGATTGACTGGTGATTTCCTCGAGCGTCTCATTCTTAATAATTTTAGTTGCTACATTTCTTTTATAATCAGCATAATTTTTAAAATGACGACATAGGCTAGCAGGCGAAACGCTATAACCAAACTGCTCCGAACACGCAATAACTATCTCATCAAATGTTTTCCCGTTTTTTCTTAATTTATGAATTTCAGGTAAATAGCCAGAGTTACAGATTGAACAACGAGCGTCGCATATCTTTTCGTCAATTCCGCAAGATTTAAGTTGAGAGTCGATTGTTTTTTTTTCTTCGATAGTTTTATTCATTGTTGAAAGTTATCCACAGCCCTTAGTGAGCGAGTTTAAAAAAGTGAGAATGATAATGATAGTTATTACTTTAGTAAGTTAGTAGTTAGTTAGTAAGTAACTAACTTAAGAGTAACTTTAATTTTGGGATTTGTCAAGCCTGTGGAAAAGGGGCTTATTTATCCACCTACTTATCCACAAGGACTAATCCCATAATTTGGGACCTATAAGAATGGGGGGCTAAATTTATTATAATGATTAGCCCCCTGTCTTGTCAAATCTTTTCTACAAGATTTTTTGTTAATATTGTTGTGGATAACCTCCGCCATTATTTTGGTTTCCGTTGTTCTGATTTTGGTTGCCA